GCACCTAATGTTTCATTAGCACTATCATCTCCATTTGTATCTACTTCTACTGTTCTAAAAGTATTTGTATCTGTTACAGTTTCTGTTGCAGTCGCTATTCCAGTTACGTGACCGTTACTATCTAGTGTTATATCTTGTATGTAAGTTCTACCACTATTATTAGATGATGAAGCTGCTGATATGGTAGGGTGTGCAGTTAAAAATCCTGAACTAGTATTATCATAGTTAGATAAATCATTATCTACAACAAAATCTATAGTGCCGTCTGCGTCTTGATAGTCTACTGTAATACGTGTTTCTGTATTTCCAGTAAGCATACCACCTACAATATCTTGTACTTGTTCTGTGGTCAGTGGTGTTTTAGAATCTAATTGTGTTTGTATATTAGAAGTAACTCCGTCTAAATAATCAAATTCAGTAGCTGTAACACCAGTAGCTCTTAAATCTTTAGCATAATTTAAATCGTTAACATCTCCAGTGTATCCGTCTAATACATTAATCTCAGCTGCTGTAGCAGTAATAGCAGTACCAGCGTACTGTAATGTCCCTGCTCCTGTAATATTAACAGCTGCTGAACTAAGTTGTAGTACACTAGCTGTACCTTCTCCGTCTTCAACATTTGTCAAACTCCCTGTAATTCCACTATTACTATTTGATACTTGTAATAAATCTTTATATGTATCTGATACTTTTTTACTTGTCAACGTCGCCATATTTACCTCATATTAGCTGGAACAACAGCTCTTGTTCCTGCAGTTTTATCTCTTCTCTTTGCTCCAAATTTTCTTACTAGTTCTTTATATTCGTTCATTAGTGCTTGTGCATTTGCCATTTTAAGTTGTGCTAATTGTGGATTGTTTGTAGAAGCAGCTTTGTCCATAAGTGCTTTTGCTTTTACATAACAAATAATAGCAGGGTGAAATACATTATCAATATCTATTTCTGCTGTCATATCAGTATATTCATCAGGTTCTGCATAGTAAGATATAAGCATACCGTTTTCTACATAGTCACTTCCACTACCTATAATAGGTGCTTTATACATAGATGTTTGAGTATTCCTAGTACCACCGTCTCCTTCTATAGTAGCTATAGCTATCTTGTCTCCTTCTATCCACCATACAAAAGTAGAGTCAGGATTTTTAAATGTACTTGTTACTGCTGCCATAATTACTCCGTATCTGTAAGATTAATTTCTTGTTGTAGTAATCTTGGTATTCTAATGTATTCACCTTCATCTGTTAAGATACTACATCTAAATACTTTGTTTACTGTTATTGCTCTATCGTCTGCTAAACCATACCACATTTGATTATTATTCAAATTAGCTTTAGCATATTCAGTTTTTAAATCAAACTGTCCTAAATCAATTAATGCTTCATTAATTAAACTTTTTACATAGTTTTCTGATATACCAGGTACTGCTTGTAGTACTCTTGAATATATTTTTTTACCATTAAATTCTATAGCCGCCACTATAAATCCTCCCAATTACTATTAATATCTTGCCAAAAAACATTACCGTCGTTCCAAAATTGAAACTGTTCTAATACTTCTGCCCATATAGTAGACGGTGCAATAACAGCTTCAGTCCAAGAAGTACTAGGTTGTATAGCTTGTTCTGTCCAGTTTGTTTTTACGCTCATCTTCTATCTGGTAAATCTTTTTCTATATATAACTTATCAATACCTAAAACTTGTAAAGCTTCTTTATATTGTGCGTCAACTAATCTATATTGACCAATCAAAGATGCTACTAGTTCTGGGTCTTCATCTACGTTAGCATTACTTACTAATCTTTCTAAACCATTTCTTGCTGCATATAATACAATAACTGATTCAGCTTCTTGTGGCAAATCCTCTATACTTCCAGGACTAGCGTCATACGCTACAGTAATACTAGTATCTATATATATTACTCTACTATCTAAACTTGCAGCACTAGCAGGAAAAGTCTCTATTAGATGATTGTGTAATATGTATGCAGGGTCACTTGTTGTTGCTGCTTCCATATAATCAGTGTCAAGTACTTTACCTATAAACGCAGGACTTAATTCTCTACAAGGCATAAATCTATTACTATTAGCAGCATCTTTTCTTAATACTTGATGTATACGTTTACCTTTACTAGTAGTAGAATTAGTAAAATCTAATTCTTCTGTAACTCTTTCTAACTTATCTAGTGGTAAATTATCGAGCACCATACGAGCACCGTCAGTTAGCCACTGAGTAAGTGCAGTATTATCACTCAAACTTCCTGTTAAGTCTTCTACTTGTGTTCCAAATGTTGCCATTATTTATCCTTAAATAGTTTATCTACCGCTCTATGCGGGTCATTTTTTTCTTTCGTTCTTTTAATATGGTCTCCCATACTTATTTCCCCAAAATTAATTAGGTCTTTTCTAATAGCAGTTGCCATAGGTGTATCTCTTACAACAAATTGAGTGCTCCACCTTGGAGGGTGTGCTCTCTTACCACAAGCTCTACAATTAAAATGACCTTCTGGATTTGGTGTATTACAATGCTGACATTTCATATTATGTATAAACAATAATATATGCTGCTCTAGTTCTATCTAGTTTTACTACATCTGTAGAAACAATAGTATTACTAGATAAAGTACGTATAAAGTCTTGTATGTCTTTAGCTTGACTTCCACTTACTGAAGCTGCTTTATCACTTATATCACTAATTATAATTTTTACATTAGCTGAACTATAATCTGCCATTTTTATCTCCTATTAATTAAAAATTCTTTTAAGCTTTCGGGGTGCAATTAAGCACCCCCAGTAGCTTATACTGCTGTTTAGTTATCTGCAAAAGCTGGTGCAGTTGTTGAAACAACTTGACCGTTTACATACCAAACAGTTCCGTCACAAATGAATCTAACCATTGTGCCTGCAGCAGGTAAATTAATTTGTAATTTACTGTTGCTGTTTGCATCAGATTCAACAAGAGCAATATTGTCTCCTGAAGCATCTGAGTCTAAATGAACTACTCCACCGATAAAGTAGTTATCGTTTGAACCAGAATCGATAATCATATCGTGTCCGTCAGCGTCAGTACCTCCGTACCAAAACTCAAAGTTCAAACCTAGCTCTTCAGCTGGTAAAGTGATTGTTCTATCTGCTGAATTATCTACTACGATAATTGCTTTACCTGAATCATTTGCAGATAAAGTAACATCTGCGTCAGGTAATTTGCGAAAACCTAATGGTAATCCACCATAATTTCCGCTGTTCTTTTCTAGTACATTTGCTTTAGCCATTTTATAATCCCTCCACGTTAATCAAATAGTGAGATTCTGGTAAACATACTTCAAGACCTGCTTCGGTAATAATCATATCCTTACGTAAGTCTTCGTCTGCATTTTGTACATTTTCGATAACTTCAGTATCTCTATTTTTACCATTACCTACAAGTGGTCTGTAGTATACTTTACTCATATCAGCCATAAGCATTAACCCAGAAGAGTGTCCTCTAAATAGAGGCTCTTTTACTAGGTAAACAGAACCGTGTACAGTATCAATAGACATAAGTTTATGCCCGAACGCACCTGATAGTTCGTTCATATTGATTCTGTATTGTGAGCTGTCTGTGCTTAGTTCTGAGAAAGAGTTACCACCCATTTTGTTGAAGTAAGAAATAACTGGTAAAGAAGCTAATGCTAATCTTTCGTTACTTCCACCTCTTGCTGGGTCAAACAACACTTCAAAGTCATCTAGTAAAGCATCATAAGTAAGCTCAGTAGTTGCATAAGTAGAGAAATATGATTTACCTGAATTATAAGATAAACTTGCACTACTTCTGTCTACAACTGTGCTACCTTTAATGATACTACCAACTAGACCTTCTGAGTATTGAATACCTCCAACTCTAGCTTTTTGATTAAAAAGCATAGCTCTTTCAATGTCGATTTTGTGCTCTCTCATTTTTTGAGCTAACACTCTTTCAAACTCATTTGCTACGCCTCTCATATTTGTTGCCATAGCTGTATTTGTAATTTCAGCTGCAGTCTTAAAGATTTGGGTATACCCATATCCGTCATCAAAGCTGTCTGAGAATACGTCTGGTGAACCAGTACCTTCTGCGTATGCAGAACCGATTATCTGACATCTGTCTTGTGCTGCGATTTCATCTGAACCTGAAGCTGCTGCTACAGATACTACTTTAGCTGTAAAAGATGTGTTATCACCATTATCTACTGGTGCGTCTTCAACTCTTACGATTGCGTTTCCGTATGCTGCTGCAGTTTTAACTGCAATAACCATACCTTTAATTAAGAAATCAACTGATGCTGCTGTTGAGTCTAATGTTTCAACGTCCATTGTAAAAGTTTGACCTGCTGTCAAACTTGATACAGTGCTGAAACCAGTCTTAACTTGAAACTCTCTACTTGTGTAATCGATTTTTGTTCTGTCTTCTAAGTATCTGAACAATGAATCGTCAGTAGGTAGTTTAGCTGTTTGACTAAGATAGACGAAAAACGGTGATTCTTCTGGTGCTAATTCTGCAATTCTATCACCGAAGTTATATCTACGTCTTTGGTCTGGTCTTTGTCCGTAATCAGCAGCACTTACAGCTGTATTAAACGGTGCACTTGTCACGTTTAATTGTCCTTGTGTAATTGCCATTTTAAATTCCTCCTAAAGAATTTTATTTTTTAATATTACTTCCAATGCTTCGAGTATTACCAAATGCTAAAATTCTGTTGAAATAATCTTCTTGCTTATCTGGTTTACGTGGCTCACCGCCTTGTATTACACCAGCAGACTTAGGTTTTGCCTGAGTCTGTTTTACGCTTTCTACATTATCTGCAACTTTAGCTCCTGATTTACCTCGCCAAACTTGGAACAAAGTATCTAAAGGAAGATTCTCTTTGGGTTGTGTAACAAAATCTACAAAGTCTGATGCTTCTGCATTACTTAATTTGTAATCATTTTGCACCTGAAAAGATAGACTGTCACGTTGACGTTGTTGCTCTAGTCTTTTCATATAACCTTGTACTTTTGTATCTACTGCTTTATCAAATTCTTTCTGTCTCATTTTATATGATTCAGAATTAGGATTTGTAAAAGCTTCCCAAGGATTAAAGTCTTCCTGTTTCATACTCACTTGTTCTCCGTCTTGTCCCTTATCCCCTGTTAAGTGGTTTCTAACAACATCAACCAACTCAGGATTATCCTGAAATAGCTTTGCTACTGGTCTTAGTTTGCCTAACTCAGCCTGAGCTTTATCATACATAGACTGGAATTTACGCACTTCATCTGCGTCAGAACTCGAATCTTCAATGATTTCAGGCTCACTTAAACTATTATTTTCAGAAGTTTCAGAACCTTCTAAAGTTTCTTCTTGTATTTTTTCTTGCACATCTGCCATAGTAACTCCTTTCAGATATTCTAATTCTCTTCTGCACCACTATCACTAAGCATACTGCTCAAATCAAATGTTGCTAAATCAGACTGTACCTGTTCTTCTTGTTTACGTTTCATCTTTTCTGCGTCTACTTTTAACTGCGAATTTATATTAGACCTGCTTTCATTAAGTTTCGATTTGAACTTCTCAACTTCCACACGTTTTCTATCTGATATAGATTCTCTATTAGCTGTTTGTAAATCTCCAGACAATTCTTTAACTTGGTTTTGTAACTGTTGTATGATGTTTTGAAGTTGTTGTACTTCACCTGTACGTTTAAGTACTCCTTCTTTATCATATATTTCTGTCTTTTTAAGAGCTTCGACTTTATCAATTAAACCAAGTTGATATGCTTCCATATACATTTGATATTCAGCATACTTGTTTGAAGGCATAGTAGAACCTGCTACTATTCTAACATCAAACTGTCCTGATGTAATATCATTTTTAATTTTCATAAGTTCTTTACTCTTATCATCATATAGACGATTATTGACAGTAAACTCAGTTATATCATTATTAGGTTGTACTATTCTAAAACTCTTCTCAAAAGTATAATGACCTTTGGACATTTGATATAATACTTTACCTAATTGTTGTAGAGACATTTCTATATCTCTTAATTTACTAGCACCTCTACCTTCACCCATTTGAGCAAGTAACATAGTACCACGTACACTATCTGCAGCACCAGATTTAAAACCTTGTAATAGTTCTGGTACTCCAAAGTTTAAATCTATATATCTTTCTACTTGATTAATCAAAGCATAAAACTCTCCAGATAATGGTTGTGGTTGTGCTAAATGCGGTTCTCCATAAGTTGGGTCATATTCAATCACTGCATTTGGATTAGCCCAATCTTTTTCTATTTGAGATAAATCTTCTACACTTCCTTGTGGTATCATAAGTTTTAAACCAGCTGCAGTTTGAGCGTGAGCTAATGCAAGACTAAATAGTTTATTTAAAAGTCTTTGCATATCTTTTACTTTATTTACATCTGATTTAGGGTATGGTGTATTAGTCCATATATTAGGTATAGGTATAATAGGATATGTATCTGTATCTAATATAGTTTCATACAACAATACTTGACCAATAGAAGCTGTAACTTTAATTCTTGTTTGTGGTATTTCTACGTATGTATATAAGTTAGAGTTAAATTTTTCTGCATTATTTTCCATAAAAATAGCAAATGTAGAAGCGTTCATAATAACTTCTTTTTCTTCTATAGTATCTGCTACTCTAAAAAATGGTACTCTTACTTTACTAAAACGTTCTAATATTCTATATCTTTGTGTAATAGATATATCATAGTTTTTAGAATCTACTTCAGCTGGTGTATATACTGTATTAGTATTTTTGTTTTGTGAATTAGGATAATCATCATAAACATCTTGCTGACTAAAAGTTTCTATATCATCTATAAATGGAACTATATCTGGATATAAATTCAATAATTGTTCTTTAGTAATAATAGTAGATAATATTATGCTGGCAGCATCTTTAAAATATCTGTCTCTAGAAGCAGGGTCTACATATACCCTAAATGGATTTAAATGCGTAAACATTACTTCTCCTCTTCCATAGTCAGCTTCTGGTTCTATATACGCATAAAAATATCCTAGCCCAGTAGTTGCGTAATCGTGAACCGCTTGTTTGAAATGATGCTGCCCGTCTGATATGTCGAATATATATTCTAACAAAGTTTTCCAAACACTAGCTAATTTAGTATCTGAATCTTCACGTGCTGTAATCCCATACTGTACAGGTCTAGATGTAATTAAAGATTTTAATTTATCTATCGCTGCATATATTCTATCTATCGTAAAATCTGCTTGACCTATAGATTGTAATACTTCTGATTCTTCTGCAGTAAAATGATTACCAAGAGTAAAGTCTATTGCTTCTCTAGCATTTACGTCCCAGTCTTTTCTAGCATCTGCGTACTTACGAAATATTTCTCTATTAATTCTGGCTTTGTCGTCTTCTTTAATTGCCACGGAAATCTCTTCTTCTTGCTCTAGCGTCTCTTTTAGCTTTTTGTAGTCGCATAGTTTCTCTACTTAAAAAATCTATATTAGTACCTTGTTGTCTATTTAAAGTATCTATTTGTTGATTAGCATAATCAATAGTAAATCTTTTAGATACATCTTGAATTTTTTGTTTTATTTTTTTCTTAGCTTTTTTAGCTAATCCCATTTTATCTTGATACATAGTTTCTCCTAAACTAAATATGGTTTTAAAAACTCTTTATAAAACTCTTTGTTTCTACCAAGAGGTTTTCTTTCACCATTAGGGTCACGATAAACCCTTTCATATTCTTTAAAGCCTGGTCTACCTTTGTCATCTGCTACAGCACCTTCAACATTTCCTGATGCTAAACATCTAACAGTAGTTGGGAACTTTTTTAAACTTCCAACGTTAAAGACATAATCTGCTAACGCAAATTGTAATCTTAAATCAATACCTTCCCAATCTATATTTTTTTGCTCACAAAATTTTTGAGCACCTCTATAAGATTTTACTGCTTCTTCTTCTAGAAGAGTTTCGACTTCCGTTGTAGAAAGTCCAGTTTTTTCTAAAGTATTTTGTTCCTCTAGAGTTTTAATTTTATATCCATAACCAATAGTTTTCAATCCACCTTCAGGTGAATCGTATGGATAAAACTTATCCCCTACTTTGTTTGCGTACCCTTCTACCCTTTTTAAGTAGTCAATGTATTCTGTTATACTATACATAGCCCTGAAAAAGTTACTACCTTTTATTACCCGAAGTCTCATATTTTTAATCCTGTTACCCAATTTATTTGTCTACGTGCTGATGATACAAAATCATCTGGTCTAGATTCGTCATATAATTCCATAGATTTACTTCTTGGTGGTTTAGCAAAAAAGTCTGCATAATATAATCCGTCAAGCAAATCGTCGTGTCTTCCTTTTGGAAACTGAAACAATTCATCTACTAATTCTGTATGTTCTTTACGTACAAAAAGTTTCTTACTATTTACTATACTACCTAAAGACATTTCTAATCTATCTTCTTTTTTAATTCCGTGTGGTGGGCGTACACCTTTATTAATACCTGGTAGTAGTCTTTTTTCTGATGTTGCTATTCTTTCTACCATATCTCTTACCATTTCTTGAGCACCTACTGTTTCTACAGCAACTCTTTTAATTGGTACATATTTTTTAGCAAACTCCATAATTTTTTTAGGCATATCAAAAGCTGGTATCTTATCGTGAAAGTAATCAATAACATATCTATTCTTATGTGCATCTATACCCATAACCATAATTACTTGATAGTCAGATGATTTCGTAGCAGTATGAGCTAAGTCAACTCCCATATAAACATTTATTGGTATTATCTGTGTATCATTTCTTAAACAAGCAAACCCATTGTTATTTATAAATTCGTAATTATGATTTTGTATTTTATCCATTTGAAACGTAGCACTAGCTACATCTCTAGCATCATTTAAATATTCTTGTGCAAACTTATCTATCTTACCTGCTTCTATAAACTCTTTTCTTTTTTGTTCTAGTTTCTTTAAAGGAAACTGTTCGTTCCATACTGCTTTACCATTTTCTATAGCTCTAATAAATGTAACGTCCCAAGGATAATCATTATTATTTTTTTGAGAATCTATATAACCGTCGTGTATGTTTTGTAAGAAAGCGTCATAGTGTACAATAGTTCCTGATAACCATATCCAACCTTCTTTACCTGGACTTTCTTCTAATGCTGGATATACTGTAGATACAATCCATTGTTTAATCTCATCACGTCTTTCTGCTGTTTTAGTATTTAGTTCTGATTCAAAGTCATCAAGTATAATACCAGTATATCTAGAATCTACTTCAGAACGACCTCTAAGTCTTTGTGATGTACCCTTTGCAATAATTCTATGACCTTTTGTAGTTACTAAATCTTTTTCTGTCCAACGTAGCTTTTCATCTGCACCACATAGATTACCAAAGTAATATCTAATAGCATCATTGTTTTCTAAATGTGAACGTATATATTTTAAATGGTCA